ACCCGTAGCAGGAACCAATGCTTTTCCGCCTGAAACGTACCCGCCAGTTGCTGAAATTTGAGCGGCTAAAGAACCAAAAGTACTCAAAGCAAAGTTATTTACCGTAGCACTCGCCGAAGTTCTAAAAAGCGCCATCTTAAAGTTGCTCACTCCAAGTTCAATAGTGCCATTACCGATGTAACGCTTGCCCTTACTATAAAGTTGCCATGCTGTCGCAGCCATTTTAAATCTCCTCTATTGCAGCGCGGTCTGCGCCAGATTTCAAAATTTGACGGAGTAACCCGCCGTAGATTTCCAACTCCATTACATCGCCCATACAACCTACCAAGTCGATAAATTCACGAGCTTGGGAAACCATCCACGGATTACAGTAAAAAACTTCCCCACCTACACGCACAGGGACTATTCTTTGGTTATCATTCTCATTCTGCGCGTAGGCATGGTGTTGGCCTTCTTCCAGGCATGAGTCACACCCAAAGATATGAAACCGCTTGAATCCCAACATTCTAAACAAGGGGATAGCCCTTAACAAGACCGTCGATCCACCCGGCACTGGATAGCACTTGGGATAGACCTCTTTCAACGCGTCTTGGATTTCTTCTGCACTGGTGTGCCAAATGTAGGTCTGCTCTTTGACTTCTAAAAGCCTGCCAAACACCGCCGGGTCACATTGCGATGCAATAAAGTACTTGCAGTCAGGAATGACGTTCTCGACAAAGCGAAGGTTAAAAGGCCGTGCATCTAACATCACAAATGCAGAAGGCTTGATGTCATGATCTAAGCAGTACTGATAGGCGTTGTTCAAACAGACAAGCTTCACTCCCTGTTCGCGCAGGCGACGGATCTCACTGATCTGACCCTTTAACGACGGCCCACCGCCAACGATCATCACCTCGACATCATTGGTTGGATAAGGCTGAACCTGCTGAAACCCCAGCCGGATATTTTCCTTCACGTTTGCCAACACCACATCCAGACCAGCGTTTAGCTCGCCTTTCATCTCGATTTCTTCAGCGGCTACCCAGATTTCTTCCTTAGGAGGAATAGGCGCAATCACTACTGTAGGTGGGTCTGAGTGAAAGGAGGTGAACATTAAGAGATCCTTATCAACGCATCTGTTACGGTGGCTGCGGGGAAGGTCACTTGAAAACTCACTACTGAAGTTCTATCGGCACCAAAATCTAATACGCAGATCGCTGCCCCACCTACCTTATAAATCAACGCGCCACGGGCTGTGAAAGCAGCAGACACGGTGACGTTGGCAAAGGTGACAAAGGCTGTACCGCCCGAAGTCGATATGTTCCCGATACCTTTCGTCGGGGTAATAACAGGACCGCCAGCCGTGTATCCAGAGGCAACGACTTCTCCATTTGTAGTGTAGACAGCCGTTTCTGCATTTAGGGTCGCCGCATTAGTGTACAGAGCAAGCTTGTAGACATCTGCTGTGCCTGGGCCAAAATCAAAATCCCCGTCAAAGGTGCCAGAAAGAAAGGAATTGCAAACATAGTTGCCAGTGAAAGCCACTTTAGTTCACCGTCATTCTGACCTGACCAGAACGGTACGCATCCCTGCGCTCCATGCCATCACCCATGCGCTTAGCCAGAATCATCGCCTCTTCGTACCGTTTGGCGTAGTTACCGAGAACATCTGGTTCAGCCTTCATAAATGCCGCAGCCTCAGACAACGCACCGTAGAGTAGGGTCATATCGAAGTTATCGCCCAGCCAAGTCGTGTTAGCAGTCGTAATGGACTCAGGGTAATAGAAGTAATGCAGTTCCATCGAATAGTTCAGGTTCGGTGTCGGCCCAAGGATAAACGTGTTGTCATCAAATATGGCGTAGTACTTAGGCGCCGCTGTATATGTTGGGCTTGGGAAAGCCGCCCGGATGTAGTTCACATCTTTGTTTAACAGATACTCGTACTCCCCAGTGGGCAGAATAACTGCCAGAGAATAGGGCGCCAAAAAGTCTACCGGCGTCCCAAGATACTTGTTATCTGCTGTCGTGTTGCCCGTCTGGTTCTTGCGAAAATTGGGAAACTGAACGCTATTAAAAATACGCTCTTCAGCCTGACGAATAAAGGTATCAACTTGTTGGTCAGACGTTAAACCACCACTGCCCACAGTCTGTGGGAAGTCATTCTCAGCATAAGCCCGAATGGTGGCGCGAAGCGTCGTTAGGTTCATCCCATTTTCCCGCTGATCTTACGGCCTTTGATAGCAGCGCCGTACCCACGCATCTCACCAACCCCATAGGGATTGATAGGCGGCTCAAACCGGTTGATGTTACCCACCGACATATTCATTTTCTTGACTATCTCAGGGCCGCTTTCTGTGGTCTGATATGTCTTCACAGTGGTAGGCGTGCCTTTCATCGTGTGCGGAGGCGCATAGATTTCAGCAGGGCCAATCTCTTTACCCTTAACTTTCATGCTGTATTTGCCCATTATCGCCCCCTTGAGGAAGACCGCTGATTCATCACCTTAGCCATACCACGCCCGTACTTTTTCATGTCCAAGTTAGTTTTACCGCCCTTTTTCATGCCGTGTACGCGCTTCTCGTGCGATCTGACTTCTTGCTTGGCTACATCTTTCATCGTGTGCGAGGTCATTTTAGACTCCTATACAGTTGTTACGGTTACAGAACCGAGCGTTACGCCCAGCGTCAAATTATTTGGGGTTAAACCATCCGCATCAGATCTAGCACCGCCTACAGGAGCAAATCCCCATTGGAAGATTCTACTACCGCCCTGAGGCAAACCAAAACCATCCTGACCAGTACCGCCTGCTGGATTTATTTGAAGGCCATTTACTCCGGACACGATGTAGCTAGGGCTGTCAGGGCGAGGATTTCTAATAGCTTGTGGATCGTTAACCGGATAAAGACCAAGCTGTAACTGCGGCTGGTCAGGCTCCCAACATTCGGGACAGACTAAAAGATTAACGTTCTTTGTTTTGATGACGAGCTTTTTTAGCATCTTCAAGGGGTACCTGAAGTTGCACCGGTCGCACTGCGATATGGCGTATTTGCCAGAGGCAAATTTACTAGGCATAGAAAATGTCCCTGGGCACAAACCGCACAGAAGCCTTTTCTCGGTCTTCACCAGAGGCGTACAGCCACTGCTCTTCGTAGGCCATTTTTAACATCTCAATACGATTTGCGGCTTCTGGGATCTTCATGGAAAGATAATACGCAAGACCGGCAACCAAGCAAGGCAAAAGCCTAAAAGGTATATCTTGAGTGTTCGTACCGCTTCCAGCATCTTGAATACGCCTCATTCTCCAGTAAACAAACGTGTAAGCTGACCCAGGTTCCGGCACGGGCCAAACAGTAATGGTTGGGTTCTGCACACCTGTGGGGGTAGTGGCCCCACTTCTACGGTCAACATACACTTGAATCGGTCGCCCAGTAGCGGTTTTATTTGGAATCGTAGAGTAAGTAGAAACACTAATGCGGCTGATGTTTATATCAGTTTGGTTTGACGTAGCAGGATCTGTACGAATTACGTGCTCTAAAAGATCTATGGTGCCTACCGGCAATGTATAAGTAGCCACGTTCTGAGTCAAAAGTTGTGACCCTTCTTCAATGGTCCAGAGATTGATACCCCTATTAGCCCACTCAACCGTTAACAGGTTCATAGATCTACGAGCAGTTCGATGCTCATAACCCGTGCGCACCTCTACGCCACAGCGCTCAAATGCCTCTTCAATGATGTCATTGACATCAAGATTAAACGCTGCGGTGCCGGAAGTAGTCACTTCTTAAACCCCTTTAAAGTCTGCGCTAACCGCGCTCTCTGACCCATCTTACCGGGCTTCTTAGAGGCAGCAGCTAGTTTGCCAGCGGGGATCTTCTCACCCTTTTTAACGCCAAGAGACTGACGCAGGGCACCGGGCTTCTTTATAGCCTTGGAAATCCAACCGCCCTTCTTTTTACTTATAACACCTCGGCCCATAAGCACATCTGCTTTTGTTACTTCGCCGTCTTTGTTTAGGTCTGGAAACGATTTAGCCATTATCGAAATCCCTTTGTCTTTGCTGCAATTGATTTGGGTTGTTTGACGAACTGCTTTCCACTAGCTTTACCAGCTCTTTTAGCTCGCGTCGTCGCTGCATACTCTGCTGGAGATAGAGATTGGATCGCTTTCTCTGGTAGATAACGCTCGCCTGTAACGGAAGATTTCTTACCACTCTTGGTCCTCCATTTCTGCGCCCCCCAATCTTTAAGGCTTTGTTGTGGAGCTTTCACTTGTAGCCACCACCAGCAGCTTTGTACTTCTTGGCGACTAGCTGAGCCTTACGGGCCGACCATTGGCCTGCACCCGTGCCGTGTGTAGCGGCGGCTTTTACTTGGTTAAAGATCCTCTTGCGTAGCTCTGGCTTCGTGTAATTGCCAGATTGATTGACGCGAGACTGACCACCCTCTTTAAACATCGTAAAAGTATCGCCGTCTTTCCGCTTACCCTTTTTAGCCTTAGGCATCTTGGATTTGCGGATAGCACCCATCCCGCGCGAGGCAATCATTTAGCACGCTCCGCCAGACTTCATCATCTTGGCTTTTACACCGCCGCCAGCCTTCATCTTAGCCATGCCACCGCCAGCCAGCATTTTGCCTTTGGTTTTGCCTTTTACAGCAACCCCATCAGCACGGCTAGAAGCACTACCCATAGCAGGTTTACCAGTTTTTACTGCGCCCATCTTAGAAGCACCCATTTTGGCTTTCACACCGCCGCCCATACCCATTTTAGCCATACCACCGCCAGCCATCATTTTTGATTTCATCACTTACTCCTTATACAAGTTGTTGAAAGTCACCTCGGGGTCCATGTACGAATCGTCCTGCTCTGCACAATGAATCCATTGGCTCGGTCTAAAATCAGGTGCTCCTTCTCCAGTAACCCAATAGGCTGGGCTGGTAACTCGCACTCGATTGTTAGGTAACGCCACTACATTTCCCGTCCATTTTCCTGCGTCAGTCAATATAAGTACATGACTTTGTTTGTGCTGAGATGGGTCTTCTGCAACATCACTCTCAGCATAGTCCACCGTGAACAGATAACGCCCTGTATGAAATTCATTGTTGATCTTGCATAACCAAGGAGAAGGTTGCGCCCTTTGGATCTTAACGATCCCGTGGTCATATGAGCTACAGTCCCAAGGCTGCGCCAGGTGAGTCTCCATCCGCTCAGGCCATTCTTGAAGGGGTATATCACCCACAAGAGCAGTGATCGGCATCCTGGCCCACATAGCCCCGCCGTGGGGGTTTGGCTCACCTTCTGCTTCACACCCTGTGAAAATAATCTGGAACCCAAGGCACCGATCAGGAATAGTCGTGACTGCGACTGCCAGCCCGTGTATGTATTCCCCATGGTAGTTTTGGTGTCCATTTGTAAACTCTTTCCTTACCCAGCATTTAAAGTACGGGATGTTGCTGGTTAAGTACATTAGCAGATCTTCCCTCTTGTCTTACCTTTTTTGGCAATACCATCAGCACGTTTAGATGCTGAAACTTTACCGCCAGATTGAAATTTAAACTGCCTCTTCCCGGGAACTTTTTCAATATCAGTAGGATTCATACCACCTCCACCACTACCCCTTCCACCGCTACCGCCTCTACCACCATTATCATCCCGAACTATTTTAACCTTTGGTTCGATATTAAAATCTCTTTCGACATTAGCCATACTACGAGATGCTTTAATTTCGGCTTTAGTCATAGCTTCAATGTATTTTTTTCTAGACATTCCCTTTGCTTTAGCGCGTTCCCAATGAGCTTCTGCTCGGGCTTGTGCAGCTTTATCTTTTTTCTTAAATTCTTCGGGGGATAAAGACGTAACATCAGGCCCAATAGCAAGCTTGTCCATTACACCATTCTTCCCTTAGTCTTACCACGCTGGGCAATGCCATCAGCACGTCTTGAGGCTGAGACCTTACCGCCAGATTGATACCGAGTTACACCCATAGCCCGCATTTTTTCCTTCATACTGCCTTTAACTTGAGAAGGCTTAGAGGCCGCAGCACGGCGCTCAAGACGTTCTATATCTTCTTTACTTGGGCCTTTATCAGCATCAGGATCTCTAGCTGGCTTTTTTGAGGCCAATTCAGTAGTGTATTTTTTGCCGTTAAACATAAAGGTTTTGTAACCGGATTTACGGGCTGCAGCAAAAGCTTGACTAAAATTCTTTGGTTTAGTTTCTGCGGAATCCTTGGGCTTAGATTCTGCTGCGCGTTTTTCTAAACGTTCAAGCTCATCTTCAGATGGGCCTTTGTACGCAGTTTCGCCAGTCTCTTCATCACGCACTGCACTAAACGGATCCTCATCTGTGCCTTGGTATGGATTCTTTGCCATTTTAAACCATCCTTCCTTTCGTCTTACCTTTTTTAGCGATTCCATCTGCAGCTTTTACGTAACCGCCTTTAGCCATAGTACGTTTTTTCTTAATAATTTCTTCTTTTATTAAATCATTGCCCATATCCGGGCGCTTCATTATTTTGTCGTCTCTGTGGTATCCAGGGTCTATCGTCTTAATCCTAGGTCCAGGTTCAGGAGTCCACTTAAACCCTCGCATCGGTTTTTCGTCTGGGTCAATCTCAATATCCCTTTTACGGACTTCAGATTGAGTAGATTTTTTCGTTTCGTCTGAGTCAATCTCAATATCCCTTTTACGGACTTCAGATTGAGTATGTTTTTTCGACATGATTAGACAATCTTGCAGCGAGTCTTGCCTTTAATTGCAATCCCATCGGCGCGTTTAGAAGCGGAAGAAACTTTACCTCCAGCCCGCATCTTTACTGCACCACCTGACTTCTTGTTACCGGACATATATCGTTCTTCCTCAAGAGCACGGCGCTGTCTAGCACTGCGATCAGCGTTGATCTGAGCAAAAACTTGAGATCCAGGCACGTCCCCTCGGGGTACACCACGAGCTTCACGCGGCATACCAGAAGCCGTCATGCCTTCTGCAACGCTAACCCCACGAGCTTCACGAGGCATACCAGATGCGGTTACCCCTTCCAAAACATTTGCGGTGCGACCACGAGCTTCACGGGGAAGGCCTATTGCCGTACGTCCCTCATCTACGGAAATACCTGGGGCGGGGGTAGACGGAGTTGTTTCACGTTTAGCTGGTTTGCTTTTTTCAGGATCTTTCTTATCAGACTTAGTATCACTGGGTAAACCGGCTAACGAACGAAGAGGGCCAGCCAAAGCTTCTTGTCTAGCGTCCCGTTCACGGTCTTCTTTAGATTCAGTGCGTGCAGCAGCTTCACCTTTTTTACCACCTAACATCTTTGAAGCTAGAAGAGCGGCTCCTCCAAGAAGGGCTACGTTACGTAATCTTTTAGAACGAGACATGTCACTTACCCCTTTGAAATAAGTCGGTCAATTTTCTCTTCAAGGCGGTTAAACCTTGCGTCAATGTGTTCAGTAATGCGTTGAACTTCTTCTTTAGTGACGTGATCACGAGCTACCTCCACACGAGTATCATTAAGCCTTTGTTCAAGCTGTTCTAGTTTTT